CCAAAAACTCTACTAATGATATTTGATACCAAAGTTGGTTCTTGTGCGAATACGCTTCCTAGGTGGTTCTCTGTTGTTAAGCCAGACCAACTTTTAGGAGCATACATTTGTAATGAACTAATTGTGTTTGCCATTTTTAATTAATTAAATTATTACTTGTTGTTTATAAATAAATAGCTCCTATCGCAGAGATTTTCTCATAGTGTCAAAATCAACATTTTTTGAGGTACCTCTACTTGGTCTGGAACCAGTTTTTTTCGTACTCTTAATCGCGTCTGCCAACTTCCGTGTTGATTTAGTTGTTGACTGACGTTCAAACGCTGAAAAATCCCACTTAAGGACTGTCGCTAAATATGCTATTTTTAAATCAAACTCTGGATCTTTTTTCCTCATTCTCATGATTTCATTTTCTCCATTCCTGTCTAATTTAGTTATACCGTTATACAGTACATTTTTATCTTTTGGGTTTAAATTAAACCCAGGAAGAATTTCGTCTTTCTTGTCTATATGAGTTTTTAAATCTCCTAGCCAAGCTTTATGCGATTCCACTCTTTGCTTTTGTTCTTCTTTTTGCTTTACTATCAATTGTTCTTTTTGTTGTTTTTGAACATCCTGTAAAGTACTTAAAGCTTCTTCAGCTTCATCTAAAAGAACTCCTGCATCTTCGTACCTCGCAACTTTTCTTTCAATTTGTGTTTGAGAAAAACCATTTACACTTAGTAAATCTCGAACTAATTTTTTCTGTAAGGATTGGCTATCAGACAACTTATCTTTATCTATAGAGTCATATGTTTTTTGTTGTACATCTGATTGTAATAAATCGTACATGTTAACTCCATCCTCATGGTTTTCTAATAAATATTTAATTTCTTCAGGCATAGATTCTTTGTATTCTAATACTTTTGAATCTATAGTGTCTTGCACTTTATTTAATAACCATTCTTCAGAGTCTTCAAACTCATCATCCTTAAAATCTATTAAACCATTTTCTCGTTGAACTTCTGCAAATACTTTAAGGATAGGCTCTGACTGAGGCTCTTCCTCAGTTTTGCTTTCCTCAGACACTTCTGGAACTTCTTCCTCTGCATCTTCTTTAGTATCCTCTGCTTTAGGTTCATCGGGTTGATCTTCTTTTTTTTCTTCTTTGGGTGCTACCTCAGGCAGTTCGTCAACTTCTTGAATTTTTAATCCTGCTTCTGGGTTAAAAATACTAGGCTCTTCTTCTACTTTAGTTTCTCCACTAACAGCCTCTTGCTGTTTCTCTTCTTCTTTTGGATTAGTGGTTAGACTATCTAACACACTTAAATCCAATCCTTCTAAAATGTTATCTTCTATTGCCATAGAGTTTTGTTTATTAAGTGACAAAAATAATTAATTTAAGTTAGTATACAACACCTTGNCACTACAGTGTAGCTAAAATTATTTTTATTTTATAGCTAAAATATAATTTTAAATATTATATTTTATTACATAAAATTATCTTTTTGCTTTTTTTGAGTTTCTTCTTCTATTCTCTGACGATTTAATTTAATACCGTCATATATAGTTTCTGCAGAAGCTTTTTTATTAATCATAAAATCTAAAGCATCAGCAACCTTATCTTCCAAAAAACTATTAACTATTTCGTTTGGTGTCGGCATCTTTACTTTTTATGTTTAACTCTCTTTGTTTTAAAGCTGTACCCACTTGAAGTTTTTCTCTCTCAAGCTGAAGTTTTGCTAAATCTATGTCGTCGCGAATTTGGTTATTGTTAAGATCTCTATCCATATTCTTAGACTGGGCAGACATTCTAGCTACTTCAATTTTTGTATTATTGTCTTCACTATTACGAGCATCTTCTCTATTTTCTTTTTCTAACTCGAACTGCATTTGCTGTTGTTGCTGTTGTTGCTGCATTTGCATTTGTTGTTCTTGCATTTGGGCTTGCTGCTGTTTATTTTCTTGTTCAGCTTGTTTAAGTTTAATTCTTGTATCCGATAAAGAATTTGAGTTATAAATACCAATAACATCTGATAAAGATATTTTATCATTTTGTAGAGCTGCATGAGTAAGTTGTTTTAATGCGTCAAGTGCCATTGTATCTCTAGCAGAATTAGAAACAAATAAACCGTATTCTGAATTAGCAATCTGGTCTCCCTGCATAGAGAATACTACATTAGCTAGTTCATCTGTCATATACTGGAATCTTTTTGTCTTACCTTTATATAAATCTTTAGATACATTTAATAAAGTTTCCATAACTCTAATTTTAGTTTCGTTATGGATTTCAAATAATTTTTCAGTGATATGAGATGATTGTACTACAGCTCTTTGAGTGTTACCTACTAGTTCAGAATTTGATATAGCTCCCATTCTTTGAGGAGTTACTCCTGATAAAGTATGTATTTTTTGTTCTACAAAATCTAATAACTGTACATGTTGCTGAATAAAATTACCAGTTTCCATATCCATCACTTTGTTTTGTGTAGATATATTACCTGCAAGTTTACCAGTTGATTGTCCTTTTTTACCTTCGTTAAATGAGTCTACAAAACCAAACTTCATTGATTGTGCATAGTACATCCACTTCTCTACCTCCCATCCATCAGGAATTAAAGATAAATCTATTAGTGCTATTTTACCTTGGTTTGCAGCAATAGACAATTCAAGTCTATACCACATTGTTATATACAGATATATCCAAGGAACTAGTCTGTCCATTAAAGAAACAGATTGTGAGTTATTTGAATTATAAATTGTTCCTACATAACCAGAACTACAAATAGAAAGATTATCCATATGTCTAAACTGATTAGGTCTAGGTCGTATATGTATGTAAATATCTTCTCCTAATTTAGTTCCTTCCCAATACTCACTTACCCAAATATGTTCTATTTCTTCTCCTGCATCAATATCTACTTTATATCCTTCAGACACAATAGTTTCTTGAGGCATGCCTAATTCATCAACATAAGTTAGTTTACCTAACTTACGCATAGATTTCCAAACTACTTTTGTAACCCGAATGTTTCCATCTTGATCATAGTAATTAAATACATTACTATCATCACCTTCTCTATTTTCGACATATAGTTTTTGCTCACTTGGGTAATTTAATAAACTATTACTTTCCATAGAACTTCTATTTCCATGTTCTCTTTCTAGTTTATCTATTTGTGTGGCACTTAAATCTTCATAGTAGTTATCTATAATAGTATTTACAGACATCCATGTATCTTCTACAATAATATCTGCGTGATCTACTAAATCTGAATTGTGAGGTAATAAACAATAAAATTCTAAAGGATTAACATTTCTTACAACAGGCTCATTAGAAACTTCTTCTATACAGTAAATTTCTTCCCCTGCAATAAGAGCATCTTCCCACCCCCTATTAAATTTAGTTTTTAATTTTTGTTGTTTTTCAAAATATGTAAGCAGCTTGTGAGCCACTGATTCATTCATATCTTGAAAATCATAGTCAAAATATTTTTGTATTCTTTTAAGTTCTTCAGGGATATTTTCCTGAGCCTCAGCCATAAGCTGTTGCATCTCCTCCTCATTAGAGGGTTTCTGTTGTTGCCCTTGCATAAAGGCATCCATAGATTTTTGCATTAGGCCTTGAAACACACCTACTACAGCTTTCTTTTTTTCTTCTTCTTTCTGGCCAATAGCTTCCTCATTGACAGATCTTACTACATAGCTAAATGCTCTCTTAGTTTCTTCTCCTAAAAGAAGATTAAAAATTGGAGACGCTACATCGTAATACTGCAAGGAAGCGGGAAGTTCTGCTACTCCACCTAGGCCTAACGGGTCTGTCACATACTCAAGATCTTTCTTGTCAAACTTACCGTTATAAAGATCGTAGTTTCGTTTTTTCTTAAAACGAGAACTACGTCTTGTATGATCATAAATACCTATTAAACCTAAAGCAGATTCTATGCATTCTTCTCCCCATTTCTGAGTCTTTTTTCTTCGGCTCAGTTTTTGTCTGGGAAAATCTATATGAGGCATAAATTAGTTTTAGTCTACTTCTAATATAAGGTATTCACAAAGAGGAGTACCTGCGGACCCTCTAACTTTTATTGTAGTGTTGTCTGCTGAAGGGTAAAACATAAACTCTCCTGGGCTTAATTTTGCAAATACTGCATCTCCATCATCTTTAAATATTAAATCTGCTGTAGAATCTAAATTTTTTGCGTAGATATAAGCTTTTTTACCACCACCAGTAGTACCAGATAAATTTTCTACAGTTAAAGGTAAATCAGCATCATTAGCTGTTTTTACCACTGTAAGTCCTTGACGATTATCACCATCAATAGTTAAAGCTTTAGTAACTGTTTTTGATATATTAACACTGTCAAATAAATCTGTACTTGAAATGTTAAATGTTGCGTTTAAAGTTGCCATATTATTGTATTTTTAAATTATTGCGCTTTCTCCATTAACATATACTCTACTGTAGGATTACCTGCAGCAGGTATTAAATCTACAGTTAATAGATCTGAAATAGGTATAAATAAAAATTCACCAGGCCCTAAAACTGCAAAAAAGTCATTTGCGCTTGAATCTGTACCAATAGCAGATCTTCGTCCAGATACCTCTACATAATCAGTTGCGGCTGTTGCTAAATTCTTCATATAAAGATACGCTCTGTCGTCTGTACCGTCTAATGCTTTTATGTGTATACTGTCTTCTACGCTTGACCCTGTTAAATACAGTTTTGCTACTACTTGCTGATCCCCTGCAGGAGACAATGCGTCTGTTTCTGTAAAACTTAAATTTTGCTTTGCAAATAAGTCTGTACTAGAAAGAGACAATGTTACATTTACTGTTGCCATATTATTAATTTTTTTAAATTCGCGAATTAAAAAACAAAAATAGAAATTTAATTACTACCAACAAATAATAATCTACAAAATTATATTTTTAGTTTTTTAGTTTATAGCTAAAAGATCTTTTTACGTCTAGAGAATAAAGATTTATTCCAGAAACCTTGATCATATATAGTAGTTACTTTGTTTTCTTTATCTACTTTTATCTTTCGCACTTCTTGTAAATGATAGCACACCATCATAAATGCCATAACCCTATCAAAGTTACCTGTATTATTATATGCTATTAACTCTTTAAGTAAAGGTATACTGCGTATCCTATGAAGATTTAATATTCCTTCTTCTTTTTCATACGTTTCAAGTAACCACATCTTAATTAATTCTTCTCCATAATCTTTAAGTGGTTTAGACATATGCATACCCTTACCTCTATTTACTCTACTATTCTGTACTACATCTTTTATTACCTCTGGTTGATCTAGTAAAATATGAGTTTGATTTTTAAACTCTAAATATTGATACATACCTTTACGTTCATTTTCATACAAACACTTTGCATTAAAAAAATGTAGCAATCTTCTAACTTTTTCATAGTATTGGTTAGCAGTGTCGGGCCTTCCTGTGTATTCTGCTACAATTCTATTTGTAAGTTTATTTAAAATAATAGTGGAGCCTAAAGATGATGTAGTAGAATCATCATGGTCATAAGGATCAGTTCCTGCAAGATACATACCATAAGGAATTTTTCCATCAGAATCTTCATAAGGCATTTCATATATTACCACGCATCCAGACAGCTGATCACTACTTCTAAGAGGGAAATCTACAATAGGGGATAGTTTTGCATTTGGTTTCCACTTAATTTTATTACTATCTGAGTCTACATAAAGATCTCCAACATAGTCGTGATTTCTTTCTCTGTTAGAAGCTTCAAGATCTGCAAGTCTAGCTAGTAAGTCTGCCACTGGAAATAAATTACCTGTACGAGTAAGAAATACTTCTGAGGGTACAAGTGGTCTATTTTGTAACTCTGCATCTAGAGCACTTCTAGAATTTTTACTTTTCTTTAGTTTTTCTCTAAACTTATCTAAGTATACTCTAGCTGGCTTCTCTAATGTATTACCATTACTATCTTTATACTGATTTAATCCTCTATACGCAGGTACAAAATACGATATTTTACCCTTGTCCTCCCACTCGTCGGTAAATGAGATCATATCATATACGTCAGGATTGTAAAACATATCTCTAGCATCTAGAGTACCTCCACCCTCCATATCACCACCCGTTCCTAGATACATGCAGCTTCCAAACTTATATGCTCCATTTTTCATACATTCCACGGATGCTTCGTGCGAGGCCTTAAGATTATTAAACATACCAATCTCTTCCATTACCATTACAGCGGGACGAGTACCATTAGCAGCAAATGCATTATCTTTAAATGTACGATGTTTAATTTTAGACTTACTACCCATAACTTTCCAGGTACCGCCTAATTTTTTCTTATATTCTGCAATAACTTCTTTACCAGAATACCAACTTCCTGCATATTGCTTAGAAAAAGGAGAGGGAAAGAATTTATCTCCAATTTCTATGCCACCTGGTAAATTATCTAAACCAAATTGCGTCTTTTTTAATATGTCTCCTGAATATTTAGCATCACCTGCGCCTGCTACTATTTCTGTAGAAGGCGGGTTACCTACATACTCAGGATCGTAAGCTTTCATACCATCAAACACAAACTCATGCCCAATAACTCCACCAGCAACAGAATAAGATTTACCAAACCCACGACTACCCATCATCATAAAGTTTTTAGCTTCATTCTCCCATAATGGACATCCTAGATTCTTTTTATGCGTTCTACGCATATATTCTGAGGCAGGTACATAATTATCTTTTTCTATGCTATCTCTATTACAGGTAAATTCTGTATCATCTTTAAATCCAGAAAATCCTCTAGCTTCACACCAGTTATAAAAAAACTCCCATTCAAGATCCCTAAGGAAAGGCTTGCCAGGAGTTTTAGTTTTAGATGTAGCAGTTTTATTAAGAAGTATAGTCCAGAAGTTTACATAAAAATATAAATTACCTGGCATCCAAACACCTCCCACCCAATATCCTTCAATACAACGTTTTTTCTCCTCTCGCCAAAACAATAAATATTCTTCGCTAGCTGGATGAAACTGTGGTATCTCTTTGAGTAAAAATGCGGTTTTATTAATAATCATATTAATCCTTTCTCGGAAGCTGATTCTTCTGCTCCACCTTTTGTAGAGCCTTCGTTACTTTCTTTATCCACGAGTTTAAGAAGACGTTCATAATCCTCAAACAATTTAACATTTGTTTTAAGTAATCCTTCAATAGTATCTGCATTATCTTCATAAGTAAGTATATCTAGATATAAAGTTTTTTCGTCCATTTTTTTATTCCACACCATTAGCTGGCGTTTGGCTGGAGTAATTAAAGATCTTTCATAAAAAACAATAGCACCTTTATAACTATCCCAGTCAAACTTAGAATTTTTAAGAAAGTCTCTGCTTATCATATCTCTACGAGTTTGATACGATATATTAGAGAATTTAGAGTCGGGGTCCACTAAAAGAGCAATAGCCCACATTATCTGTGAGCTTTTGCTTTTGTTTTTGCTTTTATCTTGTTTTAAAATATTAGCAAACTCCTGGGGAACTTTTAGTTGTGGGTTTAACTTCCAGAAGTTAACATCTGTGTCAAATCCGTTTAGTATCATTTTACAATTCCTAGAACATCAAACATATTCATTTGGAAATACTCTACATTGTCTACCATAACCATAAACCCTTGGCCCTTTGGTATTACAGTGTCTCCAACTTTTACATTTTTAACATCTTGACTAACTGCTACAACTTTAGCATGACCGTCCTTTTTATCTTTCTCCTCTTTGATCATAGAATCTGATTTTAAGATTCCACTATCTGTTTCCTTCGCCACATTAGGCATTTCAACCACAATGTGGTTTCCTAAAGGTTCGTAATTAATCATAGTTACCATTTTTTAAGTGGACAGTGCGATTGCATTGACCTTGTTTTTGCTATTAGCGGACACCCGCATTTACTACATCTACTTCTAACATTAAATTCACAATCTCCACATATAGAAACTCTTGCTTTTGCAATTTTTTCTACATGCTCATTTTGAAACACCACATTCTTCCAACCATTAAATATCTCACTAACTTTAGATGCTGCAGATGTAACTCTGTCAACTGCTCCTGGTTTTACTGGCGGATTTGGTTTGGGTTTATTTTCTTTTGCCATCTTTATAATATTTAAATCTATTTTTTTTTACAGTGAACATTCCAAGATGTTTTAAACGTAGAGATTTAAAATCCCCAGAAGATATAGTTTCTTTTAAAAGTTTAAATTGAGATTTAATTATTAGATCAGCTTTAAACTCGCTTATCTTATACTTACCTGCTATTTCTTTTATTAATTTGTCCACGATATTTTATAAGTTACCTCTATGTTTTCCTTTACACCATTTAATATCAGATTACTTATTTTCTTGTCTTTAATCATTCCTTTTTTTCTAAGCATAGTAATATGATTATTAAAAGATGCTTCAGACATTCCGATAGAATTTCTTACCATCTTTCTTACTGCTGTAGAAAATAAAAGTTTATCTAAATTCTTTTTATCTTTATTGGAGTACCATATAGATAAAAAACTAGATAGCACTTCTATTTCTTTATCCTTAAGTTTTAATACAGGATTTAGAATTTGCAAGTAAGCTTTAAGTGCTTGTGGTATATTTGCTTGTATTGGTATAATCATGCAGCAAATATAATAAAATTAATTATAATCTAACATGTCTATAATTTCTTTGCGATAATCCACGCACTCAATAAGTCTGTAGCTTTCGTTTTTTTCATTAAACCAAACAATATAACATTTCTTTATTCTAAGATCTGTTTCATGCTCAATAATATATTTATATGTGGAGAGTTGTAAGGAGTATGTAGAATATTCACACTCGTCTAGGTGGGATATAGGAGCAAGCATTTTGTTTTTATACCTGCTAGTGTAGTTCATTTTTTTGTTAGTCTTCCAATCAAATATAACCAGACCTTCAAGAGTGTTTGAATAGTAGAGCTGGTCAACCATACCGCACAGCCCAAGAGAGCTAGAGCCAACGCACAGCTCAGAGCGAATAGGTGTAAGGTTATTTTTTGATTCTTCATAAAACTTTAAAAATTGTGATTCGATAGTATCATATGCATCCATATCTATATCGAAGTCATATATTGTATTAGGTAATATTTTATTATTAATGTAATTTTCAGCAAATGCGTGAAACTTACTCCCCTTGTTACATGCACGCAAACTAATAGAATCCCATTTATCTAAAATCTCTTGCCGAGTNTTACCTTCTTTGTTAGCAGTTTTATCTGCCCAGAAATCTTTTAGAAAAGGTTTTTTAAATTTACCTATAAATGTAGTTACTGATGTAAGTGGTAC